GGTTTCCGCGTGGGTCAGCAAGTCCCTTGCGAAGTCCTGCAACACTGAATGATTGGCAGGGAGTTCCTCCGACAAGAAGGTCAATTGATTCATGCTTCCACTCCTGAAATTTTGTCATGTCACCCAAGTTCGGCACATCTGGGTAGTGATGCGCCAGCACTTGAGATGGGAATTTTTCGATCTCACTGAATGCAACCGGCTGCCAGCCAAGAGGATGCCAGGCCACGGTAGCGGCTTCAATGCCAGAACAGATCGATAAATATTTCATGTCAGAACGGAATGTCGTCATTGAAATCATCATCAGGCTGCGCAGTTTTCTGCGGCTCAGGTGTTTTTGAAATGGCCATGCTAAATTTCAAACTCAGCCACGTTCCCGCCTTGCCCTCTTTCAGCCAGCCTGCAATGCGTGAAACCCACGTATGCCCGCATTCTGGACAGATCAGCTTGCAGTCGCCTGCCTTGTCTGGCTGCTTTTCAGACTTCTTTTGTGCGGAAAACAGCGAACCGGAATTTTCTTTATGCTCAAAGCTCACTTGTAAACCCTCTGTGTCTGATTAACGCGATACCAGTGCTTTACGTCGCTGCCAACATAGCCTGACTCTGGATATTTGCTGCGCCTGTCGTGCTTTGTCACAGCTTCAAATACTGTGACAAATATGCCGATGATGGCAAACACCCCGGCTACTGCCGACATGATAATGATTGTGGAAATAAGTGCGTTCATATCTTTACGCTCCGTTCAGGTTTCTTGCTTCGGTCTTTGAATTGCTGGATATACACCTTCACCGCATTACGCTGCTGCACAGACATGACATTAGCGGCTGCTTGGTAAATCTCATTCTTATGCGGATCGTCCAGCTTAATGATCTCATCGTGAATCTTGAATATCAGCTCTGCCTTTAGTTCTTCGGTAATGTCTGCATCCAGCGCATCCACGAACCGGCTGGCGAATTTCTGTACCCGTGGATCGTTCTCAACTGCTGATGTATCTGGGCGCGGATCGACCTTTGTGCTGGCTGCATTTCCGTCATCATCTTCTGGCGCAATGCCACAAGCTGCCATAAGGCTATAACGGCGTGCATACGTGAGCGCAGAACCATATCCCTGAGCATCGTGCTTGCTAGCCGGAACGTGGAGCTGGCCGCAATGTAGGGACTCACCAGACTCATGCAGGAACACCGTCTCCACAATCACCCCGTTGTCGCATGGGTGATTTTGCTGGAGCAGCGCGATGCCATTATCGTTCAGCGCGTCAATAACCGCCTCAATGCAGGCTGATAGATTGGCGTACTTGCTGCGAAAGTGCGGGTTTGTTGCGGTTTTCAATGCTGGCCCAAATGCCTTTTGAGCTTTTACCAGCGCGGATGCAATCTGTTTCATTTTAATTCCACCTCAATTTCTTCAAGTTTCAAAGCAAGTTCAAGTTCGATTCTTGCGCTCGAATGTGCATCTTTGCGAACATCAAGCTCAATAGATTTTTTTGCATCGGCATTAGTTAAAGAATGAACCCATTCCTGACGGAGCCAGTTTTCTTTTTCTTTCAGAGCCTCAAGCGCGGTCACAAGTGTGTGCGTTGTAAGTTTCATGCTTCCATCCTCGCCAATTCAAAAGATCGTTGTAATTCGTATTCATTGCGATCCAGCTCAACCTGTCGCTCGTACTGGGTTTTAGCCATTGTCAGTAGAAATTCGTCCGTAGCTTCTTCCTGAGAGAGCTGGAGCTGGTGCATATACACCGCCAATTTCCACAGATTGCGCGGAAACCAGCCCTCAAAGCTGTCAAGCGTGGAGTTGTCGTATCTTGGCACGACAATTGCCCTTGATTGAATCATTCTGTCTCTCCTGTTGTTTATCTGTTGCGAATCATAATCCGGTCTGATAGCATTTGCAACAGTTTTTTAACCAGTGGAGAGAAAAAGTGAAAAATACCGTGATTGTTCAGAAAGAAGCCAAGAAGATCGTCCGTGCTTATGGGAGCCTCCGGGCTGCTCAGAAAGCCACAGGCATTCACTACTCAGTATGGAGTCGGTACTGCTCAGGCCAGATCGAGCCGCAAAAGGACAAGGCAGTTAAGGCGTTTTTGAAGGCCATCAAGAAGGTTGAACGGGAGTGCGCAAAATGAACATATATATCTGGCAACGAATTGAAAAGGCGACCGAAAGTTATCACTCTGAGGGCGGGGTGGTGGTATTCGCTGAAACCGAAGAACGGGCGCGAGAGCTGGCGAACTCGGATGAAGAATGCAAAATTAAGCCCGAAGAAATGCCCGACCATGTGAGGCCATGTGCTGACGGGCCGGAGTTGGTCTTTATCTTCCCTGATGCTGGCTGCTGCTAACGAGGTAAAGCAAAATGAGCAAATATACTTACATAGTTAAAATAGAAAGTCGTGTGGTCGTTAGCGCTTACATCTACAAAGAAACACTAATGAAAAGTGACTGGGTACGGACGGAAAATATCGCAGTAAAGCAGTTTGACGCATGGTTCCCGTCTACTAAAAAAACGGAGAAAAACATCGCTAAAGCTAAAACATGGGCGCAAGATTTTATTCAGATGTTAGAAAGATCGGAGATATAACATGAGCCAAAATGAGCAAATACTTGCCTATCTGAAAACCGGCAAATCTCTTACCTCACTGGAGGCATTGAAGAAATTCAACTGCCTTCGGCTTTCTGGCAGGATTTATGATTTGCGCAGTAATGGGCATGTGATCCGCAGCACAATTGTGGAGATCAAAGGAAAGAAGGTCGGAAAATACTGGCTTGGCTCAAAGCGCGAGCATAGGCAGGCTGCTGCCAAAAGCATAAAGGACGCGGTAAATTCCAGAATGGAACTGTTTGCTAAAAACATTGAGGCAAACAATGCTTTGCTGCAAAGAGTAAAATCATTGCGCTCAGATAAGAAATAGACTAAATTTGCATTGCGGCTTGGCAGGTCTGATCCACCTGTGACAGCTCGATCCCCGTCTGGGCGTGCCGCAATCTTTTAGACGGGTAGACGGAGAAGATTGTGCATTACTACAAGCGAAATCTGGGCGATTACGCCAAGAAAGCCGGTCGGCTTACTATGCTCCAGCATGGGGCTTATACATTGCTCCTTGATTCCTGCTATGACAGGGAACAGTTCCCCACACTTGAGCAGGCGATTGAATGGACTTGGGCATCCAGTGAGGCGGAAATAGAAGCCGTCAAGTTTGTGCTTAACAGGTTTTTTACGCCAGATTCAGATGGCCGTTATGTTCAAGCTCGCATAGCAGAGGAGCTTGACGGATACCACAAGACCGCTACCACCAACAAGCGAATTGCAGAGGAAAGGGAAACGAAGCGTAAGGAGAAAGGCACGAAGCGTACACGAAGCGTGAACGAGTCGTCACGAAGCGTGAACGAAGCGCCACCTAACCATAAACCATTAACCACTAACCAAGAACCATTAACCATTAAACAGGTAAAGAATACAGACGCGCCTGAAGGCGTGTCATCTGCTGTCTGGGATTCATTTGTTCAGCAAAGGAAAAAATCCAGAGCGGTGATTACTCCATCTGTCGTGGAGACTATTGCGAAGGAGGCCGCCAAAGCTAACTGGACACTTGAGGAAGCGTTGGCCGAATGTGCAGCAAGGGGCTGGCGTGGATTTAAGGCCGATTGGGTCACGGCTAAAGAAGACCCAGAGCTAGAAGATTATTTCAACATACCATAAGAGGTGCAAAAATGATCAATGAAACCTGCCCCTACTGCGGGGCTGTGCAGTCCGACCTTCAATATGATGAAGAATTAGATTGGGGCGACGATCGCATCGAGGAATCTTTAACCTGCTTACGAAATCAGATCGCAGCTCAGATTGCGGAGATTGAGCGCCTCAAAACAGTGCTTACCCACATCCGCGACCATGGTGGCACGACTGACGACGAATCAGGCTTGAGTCATAACGGTTCATGGTGCGCGGAACAAGCGCGGTGTGCGCTGGAGGTGGAGAAATGAAATTAAAAGTATATGGAGGGCTAATTCACATGGGTAGTCGTGGCCAACTTAGGACTATTGTGGCAGCAAGATCACAAAAGGCGGCGGCAAAGTACCTACATCACACGTTGCATGAACAAAGAACGTGGTGGTGTGAAACAGGAAATGAAACAGAACTTGAAACCGCTTTAAGTAATGAAGGGCAGGTATTTATGGCTACCAGCACGCATAGCAGCGCAGGATACGAGCCAGTTTATTGGAATGGTGGCTGGTGGAAGACAAGGGATTGCGCTGGAATCAGTCCAGCCGGAACAAATCATGGAAGCACGATGCAAAACTTTATTACGACAACTGGCAATATACAGCAAGAGGTGAAGTGAAATGAACGACAATGCATCTGCATTCTGGTCAAAGCTCAAATCTTGGTACGGCTCCAGCTTTGTTGAAAAGCACGGCGCATCACCTTCACGGGAATGGCTTACTTTGCTTAACGAAATTGACAGAGAAACACTGGCAAACGCTCTTGCAGGCATCAAAAGTACCTTTCCGAAGTTCCCGCCTACCTACATGGAAGTGCAGGAGGCCATTAGACGCGCCACAAGGCCAGTGGATGACGTTGATGTGCGCAGGGTGCTATGTGAGTACGTCTTGCAGGAATATCACGCCATGCGGCTTCCTATTACGTTTAGGCAGCTAGGCAGGACATGGAGCTGGATCGCACGGCTGTCGGATGGGGTGAATTACAATGGCGTGATGTGCGAAAGACAGATTTGTGAGTATGTCGGGGTTTATATCCCGCCTGATCCTACCGATGACAAAACGCAAGGCTGTCGGGTGATGTTCGAGGAAATCGACAAGCGTGAAATACCTAAGCTGATGGCTAAGAGCAAGGCGAAGCCGAAGGCGGCTTGACCGCTGTTTGAGATTAAGTTAAGTTTCGCCCATGCCCCTGTCCGGCGAAGTCTCTGGACACGCTAAAGCCCGACCAGTTAGGCCACTGAGATCGGGCTTTTTTGCATTGAATGGCCGAGTCCATGCAGGTAACATCGGCTCATGTCCTACGAATTCACCGGCAGATATTCACCCAGCCAGATTGCATCAGGCTTGCAAACCTATGGCAGCACTGGCGCAGCCATGTCGCCTGAGCAGAATAATCCTGTATCAATGCCGCAGAATAATCAAAAACAAGATATTAAACCTCAAGTTAGTATGCCAAGTGGCTGGGATATAATTAAAGGCGAACAAGATAAATTTAGTCAGGATAATCCGGGGTCAACGTATAAGCTGAACAATATTCAGGCATTTGAGCAGAATTTTGGCACCCCTATGGATCAATGGAAGCCTGAACAAAAAGCAATATTCGATAATTGGTACAACAACGAATATGCTCCTGCTGTTGATGCGAACCAATCATATTGGGCAGGCAATACTGTAAACAATGGCGGCGGTGCCACTTATGAAACCCTAGACACTCCTTCATGGGGGTCGGTTTCATCTAACGATTCCTCTGGTGGCGAATGGAACATGGCTAACCCAGTGGCCGGAATGGGGCGCAGTGATTACTATGGCGGCGCTCAGCAAGGTGGGATGGGCGGTAATTTCCTAGGCGACATAAATACCGGATACGATCAATACGCAAAAAACGCTCAACCATCAGCAGAGCCAAATTATGAGCAGGGTGGCATGGGCGGTAACTTTCTTGGCGACGTAGATTTCAGCAAACAGTCGCAGCCTAATGAGGTTAATTATGATTTTGCCGGAAGGCCAACTGACCATTACATCCAGCCTGACGCGCAAGTGTTTTCGCCAAATTACGCCAATCCTAACGCAGTAAATACATCTGCACCTGAGCCTAATTATCGTGGCAAGATGGGAGATGACTACCGAAGCTGGCTATCTGGTAAACCCATGTGGCAGCGTGATCTAGGTGGCACTGCTGCTACTGCCTTAGCTGGTGCGTTAGGTGGTCCTATGGCCGCTATTGGAGCGAACAGGCTGCTTACATCATCTGGCACGTACAACCTACCTAACCCAGATAACAGCGGCTGGATCAGGGCAGAAAACGCAGCACGCAATGTAATCCCGATGTTCAGGCCGATAGACGACGCTGTGCGCGGTTTGTGGAGTTGGGCACATCCGCAGAATCAGGAGCTTGCTAATTCTATGGCAGGAAAGGGCAATAGCTACGCATTTACGAGAGGTCAATAATGGCTGAAATGCCAGAATCCGCAAAAGCATTAGCTGATTACATGAGCAGTATTTCAGAGGATTCGCATTGCGCAAGCTGGCTAGGCGATCTTGAGTTTTACCTATGGGATTCAGTTATGGGAGCAGAACAGCGTGGCGTGCATGTTAAGGATTATCAAGTTTTAGCATTGTTGGCGCTGTCTAACGCTTGTGGCGGCTGGGTTCGGTGGGACAAAGATAATGGCCGTGCGTTTATGACTATTGATGACTGGCGCAAAATGTACGAGGAAAAAAGAAATGCCAAGCACTAGCGAAAAGCAGCGCAGGTTCATGGCTGCTGCTGCTCACAACTCTAAATTTGCAAAGCAGGCTGGCATTCCTGTAGCAGTAGCTCAGGAGTTCAATCAGGCCGACAAAGGAAAGAAATTGGCTAGTGCGTTGGAGAGGATGGGTAAGGTTTATGGCTAGTCTGGCTGATGTTTTGGCTTACTCTCAGGAGCTGGCGAAGAAGTACACTTCGCTAGATACGCCACAAATGACGCTTGGCGAGACGGCTGCTGATATTGGCATGGGATTCGTGCCGGGATTGGGGACAGCACAAGCTGCAAGAGATTTCGAGCGTGCAAGGCGCGGCAATGATTATTGGGGGATGGGCTTGTCGGCTGCTGGAATGATTCCCGTTGTGGGTGGCGTGGTTAAGGCCGGTAAGGCTGCTACAAAGTCATCCAAGCTGGCTAAAGCATTAGAAGCTGCTGCGCCAGAAGTTAAAGCAGTGGAGGATTATCGAGGGGTGCATACGGCACCTAGTTCCAGTAGCGGCTCCCCAATGCATGATTTATCAAATACTTACCCTGATGATATATATGGGTCGCGTGGTGCCATGTATTATGGGCATTATGGGCAAGGGCATCCGCAAGATAGAATGTCAGTGAACATCATTTCTAGTTTGAAAAATAAGCCAGATGCTAGCGTCACAATATATAGAGCTGTGCCAAAATATGAAGGTGCGAGCGCAAATATTGAAAAAATTGCAGATATAGAAAAACAATTAAAGAGCAAATATCTGCTTATGAATAAAAGCCCTCATTTGAGAGATGACCCATATTTACAGGAGCAGATTAAAAGTCTGGAATCGCAGATACCTAGCGAGACTCAATACGGTATAAATTCAGGAGATTGGGTAACAATCAACAAAGACTATGCAAAAGAACATGGCGAATCTGCTTTGCAAGGAAATTACAAAATTTTATCAAAAAAGGTAAAAGCTAAAGACATTTTCACAAACGGCGACTCTATTCATGAATGGGGATATGATCCACAAATAGAGGTCAGCAAATAATGGCTAGTCTTGCAGATGCATTGGCGTACCAGCAGAAACGTCAGCAGATGCTTAACGCACTGAATGACCAGCCTACCGATTTGGAAAAAGCAGTTCAGGATCAGTTTGGTATGCAGCCTAATATGGATCGTGCTGCATTATTGCCGTACAAGAGCAAAGACAAGGGCTGGGTAGCGCCTGAGGCGGTTTACCAGCTTGCAAAGCTATTGGCTTCGCCTGCTACCGCGCTCAAGGGCGGTAATATTTCAAATCAGGAAGCTATTGAGGCAGGTAATACGCTATCAGGATTTATGACTCCGGCAGGTCTTGCATCAAAGATTGAGCCGGGAATGGCAAAAATGTTTATCGGGGCAAATGCAAAAACATGGGATAAAGCCGCCCATGCTGCCGCGCAGGAAATGGAAAAGAGTGGCGTAGCTCCTGAGCAAATCTGGAAAGAGACCGGAACTTGGCGCGGCCCTGACGGAATGTGGAGGCAGGAAATACCTGATAATGCTGTATCATTTAATGATGCGGAAAAAATACAATTAGCTGCAAAAGCAGAGGAGGATAGAATTGCGGCCATGCGACAGCAATCAAGGGACATTTCAAAAGGGCTAAAGACTCAGCCTGACCTTTTTGAAAAAGACTTAAAGAAATGGAATACATCTAACCGCGCTGCCGCAAAAGCCGCAGAAATAGAGCTAAATAAAAATTATGGATTGGCTTTTCATCCTGAGTATGGTGGAAACAGTGCACCAATAGCATACCCACACCCCGGACTTTATGAGGCATATCCAGAGCTTTCGCAGATAGTGATTAGGCAGGGCGCAAATAATAGGGATTATATTGGCTCATATACGCCGGGGGTTGGTGGTAAAACTTCTGGCGCACAGCTTGACGTAAATAAGGCGGCATTCGGAGAGGGCCGCTCCCCTGAAAGCACAACTGCACACGAAATGCAGCACGCAATTCAAGATATAGAGGGATTTGGTCGGGGGACAAATATTGATGCAGCGTATAGATTTCTGCAATCCAAAAAGCTAAATCTCAGAAGCATTGAAGATAGCCCTGTTTATAAGGAGGCAAGACAAAAAAGCGATGCGCTATGGGATAAGTTTATGAATACCGACTCCAGTGAGTCTATTGATGAAATTGCGCGTATGCATGATAAGCTGTATGAAGAATATCCAATACTAAAGCAGTGGGCTGAGGCAAAAAACGCATTTTTGCCTTTTCATAATGAAACCCCAGAAGGAATATATAAGCGATTTGCAGGGGAGGCAGAAGCTAGAGCCACGCAAAGCAGGCTAGGGCTTACTCAAGAGCAGCGACGCAATACATTCCCACTATCGTCTTATGATGTGCCAATCGAAAAGCTGATAGTTAAAAAGTAACCACCGTTTTGCAAATTTGTAACAAAATCAACCAAATATGGCAAAGAAATCAAAAGTCGCTATGTTACTCGCCGATGAATGGCGAACTAGGATCGAGGTAGGCAAGCTAATCACTCGTTTGCAGCGCAATGCTAATGACGAGCTGGACAAAGAAATGACCGCGGGCCAGCTCAAATCAGCCGAGCTGCTATTGCGCAAGGCACTGCCTGACTTGAGTGCAGTGACGGTATCAGGCGATAGGGACGCACCGATTACAGTGATGACATGGCTACCGCCGTCGTAATCCCTTATTCGCCCAGACGGGCGTTCATGCCGTTTCACAATAGGCCGCACAGATGGGCCTGCTTAGTAGCTCATCGCCGAGCTGGGAAAACAGTCGCGGCTATTAACGACATTGTGAGGGCTGCTGCTACCAGCAAGGACGCATATCCCCTATTCGCATACTGCGCACCCTATCGCTCACAGGCCAAGAGCGTGGCTTGGGACTATTTGAAGCATTACAGCAGGCCGATTGCTGCGGAAACGAACGAATCAGAGCTTACTGTCAGGCTCAAAGGGAACGGCGCGCAGATCAGGCTATTTGGCGCTGACAATGCGGATGCAATGCGCGGACTGGGCTTTAGCGGCATCTTCATGGACGAATACGGCGATTTCAGGCCAAGCGTGTTTGGTAACGTGATCCGTCCGGCGCTGTCAGATAAACAGGGCTGGGCGGTATTTGCCGGTACACCAAAGGGGAAAAACCAGTTCTGGGAGATCAAGCAGACCGCTGAACGGCTCAAAGATGAGTGGTTCCTGATGGTATTGAAAGCCAGCGATTCGGGCATTCTGCCAGCTAGTGAGCTATCGGCAGCAAGGGCGCAGCTATTGGAAGATCAGTTCCTGCAAGAGTACGAGTGCAGCTTCGAGGCAGCTATTCTTGGCGCGTACTACGGCAAGGAGATGCGCCAGATTGAGAGGCAGATCACCACTGTGCCGTACCAGTCTGACCTGCCTGTGCATACAGCATGGGACTTGGGTTTCAGGGACGATACGGCTATATGGTTCTATCAGGTGTGTGGTGGCGAGATTCACGTTATCGACTTCTATGCAGTTTCAGGTGCGTCTATCACTGAAATTGCTGCGTTGATTAAGAGCAAGCCATATCGGTACGGCAAGCACAATCTGCCACATGATGCGAGAGCCAAGACCCTAGCCAGTGGTGGCAAGTCTATCGTTGAGCAGTTAGCGGAGTTCTTGGGGCTTTCTACGCTAAACGTCGTGCCTGATCTTGGCGTACAGGATGGCATTCAGGCAGTCAGAAGAATGCTCCCGCGATGCTATTTCGACGTTGACAAATGTGGTGATGGAATAGAAGCTCTGCGCCAATACCAGCGCGAATGGGACGAAGATAAGAAAGCGTTCCGAGAGAGGCCGAAGCACGATTGGTGCAGTCATCCGGCTGACGCTTTTCGAATGCTGGCAGTCGCATGGCAGCTAGAGCCGACAGCTCAGAAATCTGCCGAAACTAAAGTTTTGATGGTCGGGCCGCAGAATCAGGTCACGCTAGATGATATGTGGCACGTACATTCGCAGCAGATTTCACACAGGGCACGAATATGAGCATTGT